TCGGAAGTCACGACCTATTCGAATCGGACAATCAGTATCGGGAAGTCATCGTTACGCTCGTAACGGTTGAAAAGAAAGCCGTACCGGGTGCGGATGGCAAGAAATCGGACTGCATCGTAGCGACTACAAAAGAAACGAAGCCGATTATCCTGAACAAGACGAACTGCAAAACTATAACTCGTTTGCTCGGTACGCCTGCAATCGAATCATGGGCAGGTCAACAAATTAAGATTGGAGTAGACAAGGTCAAAGCGTTTGGGGATGTAACGGATGCGTTACGGGTAAGGAATGAGAAGGTAAGTACAAAAGCACCTCAGGACTATTCAAAGCAAATCGAGGCAATCCGGAACGCACCTGACTTGGCTACATTGCAGACGCTTTGGAAGGGTCTGGACAGCGAAGGTCAAACGGCATGTTTGGCGGTAAAGGATTCACGCAAATTAGAGTTAAGCAAATGAACAGACCAACAAAAGTAAAAGCACCGAATGGATGTGCTAAATATTTAACACCGGGAAAGATTTATGATGTAAATACTTCCTCAAGTCAACCTAACGAACGGGTTGGGTATCTATTTACAATATTATCAGATGACACATCGCCCACTTATTGTAGTAGTAAGGTGTGCGGACACATAAATTTTCAGGATTGGATTATAATTGAAACAGAACAATGATAGAACACAAAGTTGAACAAGGCACGCCCGATTGGCATAAGTTGCGAATCGGAAAAATTACCAGCAGTCGTGTCGCTGGAATCATGAAGTCGGACAACCTGAAAGTAGTTGACGAACTGATTTATGAACGAGTATGTCCAGATATGGCAGTATGGGATGAAGTCGATGGCTTCGTATCGGAGGCTATGCAATGGGGAACAGACCATGAGCAGGAGGCTTCGGAAATTTACACGAAGCAGACCGGACACGAATTAGAGCAGGTCGGATTCTGCACACACGACACACTCGAATACCTTGCTATGTCACCAGATAGATTAACGCCAGACAGGACAGGTGGTATTGAAGTCAAATGCCCAAGTACAAAGACCCACATCCGTACGATTCGGATGGGTGGATTGCCGAACGACCACAAGTATCAAGTGTATCAGTACTTTTTGGTAAATGAGAAGTTGCAATGGCTTGACTTTGTTTCGTACGACCCGAGATTCACGCCACGCCCGTTGTACATCCATCGAATTGAGCGGAACGATATAATCGACGAGTTGAATACGCTTGAAGCCGAGGTGGTCAAATTTTGGGCTAAATTTGAGAAGTATTTTAACCAAGTAACATTTTAAATTATGAACATAAAAGGCAGAGTTAAGCAAATCCATCCGGTTGAATCGGTTGGGACGAACAACTTTCAAAAGCGGAAAGTATGGGTTGAAATAGACTTAGATTCAAAGTATCCGCAAACGATTGAGATTGAATTTCAGGGAGAAAAATGCAGTCTGGCAGATTCTTTCAAGTCAGGTGATACGGTTGATTTTAGCCTGAATTTGAGAGGTCGGGAGTGGTCAAGCCCAACAGGTGAAACCAAGGTATTCAACACCATTACGGCTTGGAAGGTAGCGGTTGAATCGAGCGGTCCGGGTCAAATACCTTCCGCACCGATTCAATCCGCACAGGATGAGGATGAGATTGAGTTGCCTTTTTGAGTTAGCCATGGAATCAAACGCTGTTATCGCAAATCTGAACCTAACCTACCAGCGTCATCCAGAATCGAATCGCACATCGGTAAGCCTTAACGGGCTTCCGGTGGCGATAATCGAGCGTGAGCCGGGCGAAGTATTCAAGGTGCAAATGCTTTCAATTAGCACGAATAATACGCATGTAGTCGGGTCGGTTGCGGTCTATGAGTTTCTGAATCAGGAGTGTTCGAGTTGGATTTATGGGTGCTGGAAGTAAAAATAGGCAGTTTGAAAATCAATGAGTTACAAAATATTTTAATAAATGTTTTGCGATTGTTGAAACCTTTATTAATTTCGAATCGTTATCAGTTAAACAAAACATAAAACGACACACAATGACACAGACACAAATTAATCCAGAAATCCTAAACTACTTCAAAGTGGAAAGAAATTTCATCATCCATAACTTGAAATTGGAATTTGAGTTCAAATCAGTTGATATCAAGACCTTAATGACTGATTTCGTAAATTGGATGAATCACGAGAGCGTAACAATTCAGAGCGTTCAGGGCAAAAAAAATCTACTCGTTTATATCGAGAATTTTTATCGTGACAATAACGACAGGTACGATACAGATTCAGTTGCTTGCCAAAATTTCAATAACGACCTTTTGGCTAATCGCAAAAAACAAGTATTAGGTTAATAAATTTTACACTTTCAAAAACGACAAAAATGACACACACACTCGAATCACTCGCAAATTACTTCGGCTCAAAAGTATGGAAAGAAAGCCGAGTTTATCTTCCACAATTCGGTTACAAAACCAAGAAAATGAATACCACCACCTACATTTACATTCAGGATGGTAAAGTACAAGTATCGGTATTTGTTGACTGCCCAAGCCAGCCTTATCAGTGGTTGCAGAAAGAAAAGCAACGGGTAATTGAGCAGGTTCTTGAGGAAATTAAGTACATGGAAGAAAAAGCCGGACAAACAGAAACCACATACGGCACAGGACACAACGAGGTGATAGTTGAAAAAAACAATCCTCCAGTGCTTGTTGCTGATAAAATGGAAGCAGATTCAGACCTTGTAAAATGAATCTACTGCCAGACCAGCAGTCGGCAGTCGAGAAGTTAAATTGCTTGAAAGTCGGGGCGTTATTCATGCGTCCCGGCACAGGCAAAACACTTACAGCCGTAACGCTTATTAACTCAACCGAAGTACCCGAAGTTATTTGGTTCACGCCATTTCGGACAAAAGACAACCTGCGTACCGAACTTGCCAAATCTGGACTTGTCAAAAATTGCCAAGTTATCGGAATTGAAACGCTATCATCATCAGACAGGGAGTATCTAAGGCTGTTTAACTATGTCCAGACGCACGATTGTTTCGTTGTCGTAGATGAATCGCTCAAAATCAAAAATAACACAGCCAAGCGAACCCAACGCATAATTGAGATAGGTAAGTATGCTAAGTATAAGTTGGTGCTGAACGGCACGCCAATATCCAAAAACATGCTGGATATTTGGGCACAGATGGAATTTCTTTCTCCGAAAATATTAAAGATGGATTTTGCCGAGTTTAAAAATACATTCTGCAAATGGTCAAAAGTAACCAAGTGGGTATCTGGCAGACAGGTATCAAAGGAGGTCATTCACGAGTTTACCAATATTGATTACCTGTACAGCGTAATTGCTCCGTATGTCTATGAATCAGACCTATTTATTCAAGTCAAAAAAGAATACAATCATATCAATTACAAGATAAGCGATGAAGAGATGGAGCAGTACCAGCACATCAAAACTCACTATTTGGATAATGAAACGCTTCAATTCCTGAACAACAACATCTTCATCGAAATGACCCAAAAGATGCAACACTTGTACTGCATATCCGAAAATAAGTTGGAAAAATTAGACGAGTTAATGGCTAAGTTAGACCAGAGCAAGGTCTTGATATATTGCAAGTATATTATAAGTCGTGAAACATTGCAAAAGAAATATCCGTTAGTATCGGTTATGTCGTATGGTATGCACTCGTTTGGATTAAACTTACAGGATAAACACATCACGATTTATTTCGATAAGACCTTTGACTATGCTCAGCGATTGCAGAGTGAACAGCGTACATATCGAACAGGGCAGAATCATGATTGTATTTATTACGACATGAATAGCAACACTGGTCTTGATATTCTCGTTAATGACAACATCCAAAAGAAGCAGAGTATGGATGAGTATTTCAGAGCGGTTAAAATTGAAGAGATAATAAACACAATATGAAAAGTCCAGTTTACAATGTTATTGCCGTACCGATTAATAAAATCGAGGCAAACGATTACAATCCTAATCATGTTGCAAAGCGTGAAATGGATTTGTTGTATCAGTCAATCAAATGCGATGGTTATACAATGCCAGTGGTGTGCTTTTACGATGCTGACAGGGATAAATATGTTATCGTTGATGGCTTCCACCGATATACGATAATGCTGACCAGAAAAGATATTTATGAGCGTGAAAATGGCATGCTTCCGGTATCGGTAATTGAGAAGGATATAAACGACCGGATGGCAAGTACAATCCGGCACAATCGAGCAAGAGGAAAACACGAAGTTGAACTGCAAGCATCGCTTGTTGGTATGCTTAAATCTGGATGGGATGAGTTGAAGATAATGAAAGAATTAGGAATGACTTTGGAAGAGGTTCAGCGACTGATTGGCATAAAGGGTATTGCATCGGAAATACATGGTGTACCTTATTCGATTGAACGGCAAATAGTGGAAGCAGGAGAAGATATTCAAGAGGAAATATAATGGGACGCACAGCAGTAAGAGGCGTTGATAATGTACTTGATGCAACACACAAGCGTATTGCATTCTTATTTGATAACTACGACAACATTCAACTATCATTCTCTGGTGGCAAGGATAGCACCGTATTGTTCCATCTGCTAAATGAAGAGGCAAAGAGGCGTGACCGAAAGTTTATTGTTTATTTTCAAGACCAAGAAGCCGAGTATTCAGCAACGATAGAACTTGTCGAATGGGTTATGACCCAGCCTAATGTTATAC